TTTTATTATGGTCAGGCTCTACAGGTTCAATACCTAGTGGCTTTTACTTATGTAATGGCTCTAATGGCACACCTGATTTACGAGATCGTTTTATTGTAGGTGCAGGTGGTTCTTATTCAGTAGCGCAGACAGGTGGTAGTGCTGATGCAATTGTAGTTAATCATAATCATACGGCAACTTCAGTAGTAACAGATCCTGGACATACTCACGTAACTGATGCTGTTAAACAGGGTGGAACACCTGGAAGTGGTTTTTATTATCAACAACAAAATCCATTACCTGCTGTTATTAATACAGCCGTAACAGGCATTACAGTAGCAACAACCAACGTAGCAGCTGGTACTTCAGGTACTGGTGCTAACAATCCTCTTTACTACGCATTAGCGTACATCATGGCTGCATAACATGGACAATCAATCAATACTAAATCTTTTATTTTCATCTACTGGCTTAGTATTAGGTTGGTTTTTACGTGAATTGTGGGCTGCCGTGAAAGAACTTAAAGCTGATCTTGCTAAACTTCGTGAAGAAATACCTACTCATTACGTTTCTAAAGACGATTATCGTCAAGATGTAAAAGAGCTAAAAGATATGATTAGCAGAATATTTGATATTCTTGAGAAACGTAGAGAGAAATTATAATGCTTACTTTATTTACAACTTTAATCTCATTCTTAACTGGTGGCTTACCTAAGCTATTAGACTTCTTTCAAGATAAGACTGATAAAAGCCATGAATTAGCTATGGCACAGTTACAGTTTACCCAACAGCTAGAACTACAAAAAGCTGGCTTTTCACTTCAGAAAGACCTTGAGGAAATAAAGTATGACGAAATTCAAACGCAGACTGCTGGCGCAGAGAGATCGGCTTTATACCAACATGACATTGAAATCGGAAAAGGTGCGAGTGTTTGGGTGGTTAATTCTCGTGCTATGGTACGGCCTCTTATTACTTATGGCTTGTTTATTTTGCTTGTGTGTGTTGAGTTATTTGGATTCTACTTCGCAGTTCATACAGGAACGACATATCAGCTTGCTATGAGTAACTTGTGGTCAGCAGATATGCAAACAATATGGGCTTCAATTGTAGCGTTTCACTTTGGTACTCGTGCTTTTGCTAAATGAAAACTTCAGAAGTAGGATTAGCTTTAATTAAACATTATGAAGGCTTCTACAGTAAACCGTATAAATGCCCTGCTGGTTTGTTTACTGTGGGTTATGGTCATGTTATTGGTAACGGCATTAATCTCCCTGATAACTGGAATAGACATTTTAGCGTAGAGGAAATCAATGATATTCTTAAACGAGATTTGGCAAGGTTTGAGCAGGGTGTGTTACGCTACATTACCATGCCTCTCAATCAGTATCAGTTTGATTCTTTGGTGTCTTTTAGCTTTAACCTTGGGCTTGGCACTTTACAACGCAGTACGATCAGACAAAAATTAAATCGTAATGATGTAAAAGGTGCAGTTAAATCATTATTACAATATAACAAAGCAAACGGTAAAGTATTAAAGGGTTTAGATTTAAGAAGAAAAGCTGAAGCTAAATTATTAGGGAGTTAAGATGAAATATCTATTTATACTGTTTATGTTTGTTAGTAATGTTTATGCTGAAGAAATTATACCTGTAAAAATTTGTCATGGTGAATATGCGCTATGTGCAGCTTCAGGTGCTTATCCAACAGGTAAAGATATAGTAGTTCAAGGTACAACGTATAAAGAAGGTATATCTGTATGCCCAGTTCTTAATGGTGCTGCAATTGCTAATATGAAATTAATGGATAATTCATGCAAATCACCTAAAGGCAAGGTATGGTCGTTATTTAGTACAGAAACAAGTTACCCACAAGCACCTACATGGGCAGTAACTACAGCCGTAGTAAGAAAATTTGTTACAACTAGCGAAATAGGTGGCGGTATGTCTAATATGTGGGCTTTTGAATGTACAAAAAGAGCTAAGAAAGTTAATGGTGTTACTTTAGCTGATTGTTTAGGGCCATTGAATGAAAGCCCGTGGGATAATGGTGCTGTACCTGTAGGCACTAATGCGTTTACCGCAGCTCCATTGGGTTCTCCAAACCCAGTTGGTGGGGTTTATCAGTAATTCTTTTTCTATGTAGCATTAATAGTTTAGCAAGTGCAAACAGTACAGCATAGTCATCTTCATCAAGCACTTCAGGAAAAGTAATGCCAACACTCCAGCAATCTTCTATCAAGTGCTGAAGCTCGTTAGCATCACTCATTTTTTAGGCAACTGTAATAACTCTCGTAGCTCTGCCATTTCTTCTTCAGTTAGCATCATTTTGGTGACTTCACTTTCTTAATACCAGCAGCGTTACGTAGATCGTGGCTGTGTAAACGCTTACCTACTGACTTAGGCACTTCTTTAGCTTTCTCAGCTACTTTAGCAGCTTCTTTTCTGCCTACAATTTTAAGATTAGATAACTCAAAATCATGTTTAGCGTGTTTAGCTGCTTTGCCTTCTCGCTTTTTAAGTTCGTCATGGCTCCAGGCTTTGCTAGGTGCAATAACAACTTTACCGCTTTTCTCTTTTATTGCTGGTACCAGTACACTTAACTTCGTTTTATTCTTAGCCATGATTAGCTCCTATTTACTTAGTAGAATAACAATAATAACAATTAATAAAAAATATAACATTTTTATGCTCCAATATTATGTCGTTTCTCAACTTCTCTAACAAATTCTACGGCTGTACCACCATGCACCATTGCTATGGTCATCCAAATCTCTGTAATTTCAGCTTCAGTTAAAGGCATACGATTGCGTAATATTTCAGCATTTAAATCTTTATGGTTGCATGGCATCACCATTCTCCTGTTTTAATACATCTTCATCATCAACAACTACTTCTTCTTTAGGCTTACGAAAGATAGCATCAAAGTTATCGGCATAAGTTTTGCTAGGCTTAGTCTGCATTAGATCGCCTGTGATTAGATTATGTTTATTCATTGTTTATCCTATTTTGATACATCTCTTTTTTTATAGCTTGGTGGCAAGGTGTACAGTAACTGGTTAATCTTTCATCAATTGCTGTGCGGTGTCTAGGTCGTGATTCACACCTAGGGCAGACTGGATCTCTAGCCCTAAGTTCTTCTCTAGTTTTAATACTTAAATACTGATTAACTATACTAGCTAACATTTAATTAATCCTTAAAAAAAGGCTACTCGCTGCACCTTTCGGCATCCGCTTTCACCATAACTGTTTAAAATAAAATTACCCATTAATTGCTGATCCATTTAATTTATGCCAAGAAGCATGACACTTTGGGCATAACCACCTAACAGACATTGGATATGCATAATCATCATGATGTCCATGTATTCTATGATGGACTACATGACAAACTTCACAATTATCAGGTTTAACTATTTTTTTATCTCGTACTGCATTACCAATAATATGTGATGCACTACGCTTAATTACATTACTTTCAGCCCACTTAGTTTTAGCTTTTCTTGCAACTTCTTTACCTTGTTCTGTTTGGCTATACGCTAATCTTCCAGCAATTCTGTGAGGTAAATTTGCTCTATTTCTATCGTATTCAATATAATAATCATGGTTTTTTAATGTATTTTCTTTAGTATCTTTTTTAGTACATGACTTACATTTATTTAAATGTCCATCAGCCATTCCAGAATGTTTGTAAAATTCTATCAATGGCTGACTTTCATTACACTTAAAACATATTTTAGAATTACACATGACTTATTCCTTGTGTTGAGAATAAATCCATTATAGTATAATTCTAATTAAAAGGTAAATCTTCTTCTAGTTCATTGGAGTGCATTGTCTTAGAAGAATCATAATTAACACTAGAAGCTGTTTTAAGCGTCTTAGGCACGTTATATTCATTAGGTGATGTGCTTGTATCACCTTTACTGCCTAACAGCGTTAAATCGCTTACACGTACTTCCAATGAAAACTTCTCATTACCATTCTTATCTTTGTAAGGTCGGTTAGTTAGTTCACCTACAATACCAACCTTAGTACCCTTTAAAAGCATAGGTGCAAGTGTTTCTGCCCTAGAACCCCAAACATTACAATTTAACCAGGTAGTTACTTTCTTGTCACCAAAACCGCTACTAAGTGCAAAACTAAAAGAACAAACCGCATCTTGATTAGGGGTAAATCTTAATTCTGCATCTTTACC